GCCTGGTTTTTTTGTGTCTGTTTTCTTCTTGCTGCATATGGATCGACATATCCTGTTCTGGTGCTTTCTGTTGTTGCTGCAGCTTCACCTTCAGCTATTATTTCTCTTTGTGCTGCTTCTTTTGCTTCTTCTTGTCTTAAAATTGCTGCCTCATTTGATTTAGGGTCTAAAGTTGTCGAAGGTGGTGCTTGTGTTGTTGCTGCTGTCGTTCTTATTGGAGTTAAAATCGGAGTTGGAGTTGGTGCCAAAGACTGCTCTCTATCATTAAACCTCTGCTGCAATTCTGCAGATTCCTGTACAATATCTTCAAATTTGTCCTGTTCACCTTTCGTGAATCCAGATGTTGCATTCACTACATATCGATCATAATTAAAACTTACATTGACTCTTAATATATCAGAATTTCCGTATGAAACAGGAACTGCACTGATTGTTTTTGGAAAAGCATTAATGAAAGAATATTTCAAAGTATTTCCAGAATTTAAGTTTTTTTCAAATTTGGTGATTGATATAGTCTGACATTTATATGAATCTGGATATCTCATCCTACGATAATAATTTGATTGTGTGGGAACAGCAACACTCCCACCACTAATATAATCAATCCACGATTCAAAAAACTTTAAATTCTTATAATCACTATCAATATAAAAAGTAAAATCAAAGTCAGTATATAATCTTGTATGTGCAAATTCTTGTGATATTCCCATAAAGTTATCTTTTACTTCACCAGTGGCAAGACTTGTTGCAGGTAGTGATGCTTCAGAACAAAGAAGACCAGAACTTCTGGCGATAAAATCTTTATCTATTCCACGATCTTCCAAAAACTTCAATAGAGTTATTTCATCACTCCTAGTTGGAGGAAAAGTAGTGAGTGATGAAAAATCTACTTGATAATAACTAGTTTGTGATAAATTACCAAATAGTTGTAATGGATCTACAACACCCTCATTATCTTTAGAATTTCTACTAAATCTTTGTATTGCCACTCTAAATACCTTGTATGGTCTTTTATTATTAGTTATTTAGATGTCATATAAGGGAAAATATCAACCATCTTACCCTAAAAAATATAAGGGTGATGCTAAAAATATTGTATATCGTTCCTTATGGGAACGCAAGTTTATGGTTTACTGTGATAAGAATGAAAATATTTTAGAATGGGGTAGTGAAGAAGTTATCGTTCCATATCGTTCACCAATTGATAATCGATATCACAGATACTTTCCAGACTTTTACATTAAGGTCAAGGAATCGAATGGTAAGATCAAAAAAATGATCATTGAGATTAAACCATACAAGCAGTGTATAGAACCAAAGATCAAAACAAAAAAGACCAAAGGATACATCTACGAAGTCATGGAATATGCCAAGAATCAAGCAAAATGGGGTGCAGCAAAAGAATGGTGTTTAGATCGTGGTTATGAGTTCAAAGTTCTTACAGAAAACGAGTTAGGTATTAAATGACATTCTCACGTCCAACAGATGATAATAGTAATCGAGTCCGAGAACTTGTAGATTCATTCACTGGATTGGATAATAAAAAAGATATAATGGACAGAATACAAGCAACATTAACTCCTAGTAGTAGTAGGAGTGTTGTTAGTGGTAGTATCTATACTTTTGTATATAATGCCAAGACTCCTGGAATAATTTTTGATCCATATCCATTAGTAGGAGTAGAAAAAGTATTCAATTGGGGATTTGTTGGTGTCAATCTACATTGGGAAGATAGAAGACAATATTCTTGGGATCAGATCATTAGTCCCGTTTATGAGGTCTATCCCGAAGAAAGAGAAGATATGGAAAGATTATCTTATGGTGATTTTGAGCAAAATCCGTTCTAAATAACTAAAAAAAGATAAATGTCAAAAATAGAAGTTTATCGTTATCCATATACTATGTTAACGGAGCAGACTGACTATCTGCAGATAGATGTTGTTGATTATAAACCTATAGGGAAATCTATCGTAAGCAGACCAGGTGATAGAAGAAATCAGGGAAAGAATAAACTAAAAACCATACTACTTCCAATTCCATCAAATATTAGTGATAGTAATAGTACAAAATATGGTGACTCCAATTTAAATAGTATTGGAGCTGCATTAGTTGGAGGTATTAAGGGCGTTATGGATAGTGGAAAAGCTCTTGGTGGAGGTGGTAAAGATTTTGGAGCAGAATTAACAAGTGCACTAGCAAATGCAGGTGAAAGCATTGTTAATTCTGCGGGTGGAATTGCAGGAGCTGGAGGATTTGTAACTAGAAGTTTAGCATCTGATGCTGCTGCAATTGCAGGTGTAAATATTACTCCAGATCAAATTTTGGCAAGATCTGAGGGATCTATTATGAATCCAAATATGGAACTTCTTTTTAATGGTCCATCTTTAAGATCTTTTAGATTCTCATTTAAAATGACTCCAAGAAATCAAACAGAAGCAGATGAGATTAGAAATATTATAAAATGCTTCAAGAAAAGCATGGCACCCAAAGTAGCATCTGCAGGAGATACTACAAACACAACATTTCTTAAAACACCAGATATTTTTGAACTAAGGTATCGTCAAGGAAACATTGAACATAAGTTCTTAAATAAATTCAAACAATGTTTTATGGAAAGTATTAATGTCAACTATACAGCAGACGGAACTTATGCAACTTATGATGATGGAACACCAGTTTCTATGGTGATGGATTTAGGTTTCAAAGAAATTGAACCAGTTTATGATATTGATTATGATGGGAAATATAACGGAGTAGGATACTAATATGGGATACTTCAGAGAACTACCGGAAGTAGAATATCAGTCATTTCTGTCTGATAGCAATTCATCACAAAATTACCTGACGGTCAAGAACTTATTCAGAAGAAATAAGTTGCGTGATGATTTACAAAATGTATTCACCATCTTTAATAAGTATGAGATTGTAGATGGTGCGAGACCTGATACGGTTGCAGAAGAACTTTATGGAAGTGCAGAACTTGATTGGGTTGTCTTAATGACGGCAAATATTACAAGAGTCAGAGATCAATGGCCTCTATCAAATCGTGATCTTTATAAGTATGCAGAAAATAAGTATGGTATTGCTGGATTAACATCCGTGCATCATTATGAAACTACAGAAGTAAAAGATTTACAAGGAAGACTCATTCTTCCTGCAGGTAAAGTTGTAGATGAGAACTTTTCTATTCCAAATCCTGATAATGTCAAGACAGATTTGAACCCAGTCATAAATGTCAATAATTATGAGTATGAGGTTAGAGAAAATGATAAAAAATCTTCTATTTACTTGTTAAAACCAGGATACCTACAACAGTTCCTGAATGATATGAGAGAGATTATGATTTATGGACGGTCTTCGGAATATATCAACGATAATCTAATTAGAACAGAAAATACTAGAGTTACAAATCCATAAAAAAGGGGAGGTTTCCCTCCCCAACTAACTCAGTCTTCTGCAAGTTTAGCAAAGTAAGACAGAGTGTCATCATCGTCATCTGTGTTTGTAGGAGTCAGATTATCAAGTTCTTCCTTCATTGACTGAGGGACAGGATTTGATTCTCCACGATTCTGCTGACGGAAGTCTTCTTCCTGCTCAACAGTCTCTTGATCTTGGAACTTGGGAGTTCCCTTAATACCAAGAACATAATCAAGACGCTTCTTCAAGTCATCATAGGACTTGAACTGATCTGCATTGGTGAACTCTTCCAGAGAGAATTCCTTCTTCCAGATTGCTTCCATTGCATCATCATCTTCAAGCAGTGCATCCTGACGTGCGAACTCTGAAGAGTCATAGTTACGATAACCTGCAACGTTCTTTGCCTTCAGTTTGAAGTTGGCACCTTGCCAGAAGTCAAACGGATCGATTGCTTCCTCGTCCTCGAACTCGGGTTGCATAGCAGCAGTGATCTTGTCAAAGATCTTCTTACCGAACTTATACAGCATCACCTTACCTTCATTGGAAGGATTAGCAGGATCCTTGACCACATAGATGTTTGCGATGTAGGTCAGTTTACGCTTCTGCTTACGTGCTGCTTCCTTACCAGCATCGGTGCCGTTGTTCCACAGCATCGTGTTGTATTCAGACACAGGATCCTTCTGACCCAGAGTGGTCAGAGAGTTCTCAATATACCATCCACCAGGACCCTGGAAGGCATGGGAGTACAGTTTGACGAATGGAAGATCTTCTCCATCAGGGGCAGGGAG